TTTTTTCTCTTCGTTCATGAAATCTTTAGTCATATCTGCAATTAATACTGCTTTTCTAGCTTCAATTGTAACTTGTATACGCTGTATTTCAGGATTTTGTGCCATTTGTTGTGCCATTTGTGGATTTTGTTGCATTTGCATTTGAATTTGTTGTAATTTCATCAAATCTTCTGCAAATTCTATTTGAATTTGCTCTTGTGCCATTAAACTTATGTGTTCAAGCACGTTTTTAAACACCAAAGAAGAAATTAATGGGTTATTTTTTACCATATTTGTCGCCATAAAGTTTAAATGAGCATCAATGTGAGATCTATGGTCTTGTTTTGGAAATGCTTGAAAACTTTTTTGACTCATTGCTTGTATGTGTTCCATACTTGGATCCATTGGTGCGGGTTTTGCAGGTGGTGGTAAGATAGAATTAATATCTTTAACACCTAATGCAGAATACATGTTGTAATAAGCGTTATATAAGTTGTGTAGTTTAGGGTTAGACATTGCCATTTGCAGTTCCGTTTGAGCTATAGATATACGCTGCGTTTGGGAGAAAATATTCGGATCCGCAATTGGCAAGATGTCTACTCTATCATCAAAGTCAGTTTGTTTAATGCTGCGTTGTCCACCGACAACATCGTAAGGGTACTCAGGAGGAAGATACAAACTAAAGACTTTAGATAATAAACTGAATTCTTGTTTTAAACTTGAATAGAGTCTCTTGTGAATAGCTGACATCACACGAGATCCACGTTCTAATAATGCTACTGTCGTTCCTACGGCAGCACCTTGATTACCGTCACCTACTTGCATGTCTGCAATACTAGCGAAACGCTGACCTGCAGAGACAACTGTACTCATTAAGGTAAGTAAAGTTTGTGAAGGTTCTTTAAAAGGTAAGGGCATAAAAGAATCTCTTAAGTTTCCACCGTGAGCATCCACATCTCTAAACTCACCAGGTTGTAGAGGCTGTGCATCATCTCTCACTCGAATACCACGCATTTTAAATCCTGCAGGTAAGTTCGCTAAAGTTCCAGCGTCTAGTAATTGTCTGAGTGCTGCCGTAGCAGTTCGAGATAATCCACCAATCATGTGAATCAAACCAAAGCCATAAAAACCTAGACCCGGTAAAAATTTAAAATGTACAAAATAATCAACTTTCTTTTTTAAAGGATCACCTTGTGCAAAATTTCTTCTAATAGATAAAACTTCATTTGTACCCTCTTCGATTGTGACGATGTAAGGTAACTTAATTCCTGTAGGTTCATTGCTTTGAGGATTCATATCTTCAAAACCCTCTAGATCTAAATTTACATGACACTCTAAAAGAGTATACATGTCTTCATCTTGACCACTTGCCTTAACTCCTTCAAGTTCTCTCTCTTTACTTTTTACATCAGTATCACTTGAATCATAACTTGTAGATAATTCTATATCTCTGTAAAAGCCATTAACTTGTTGCTTGCGTAAATCATTTTCAGAGATCTTTACAACATGAATAACTGTATCCGCTTCATCTAAACTTGTTGCTGAGTAAGGTACAACTAAATCATCTGCAGGAATAAATTTTGATACAGCTCTGTTTAATAGTTGATCATAGTAAACTTTTTTAAAAGTAGATCCTGCAAGAGGTAAGTAAAATAACATTTGATCAAAGTCTGCTTCATACTCTTTCATGACATGCATGATCTGATAGTTCATAAATTCTTTCACACGATTGGCCTGATCTTTTCTTGCCATGTCGTCTTTACCGACAACTTGTGTTCTTACAGGTCCTCCTGCTGGTAATAATTCTTTATAAGCAAGTGATTGAAATTGTGTCACGGCTTCTGATAAAACAGGATGAGTCGCACCACTTGCACCTCGAAACGGTTCACTCTTGTCTTCGTATTTAAATCCTAATAATTCTAAACCATCGGTGTAAGCTTTCTCCCACTCTGACCTTGATGACTTGTAATCTTCAAACTTAGAAGAAAGATCCGATCCAATCGGATCTAAAATTGTATCAGGTAATAGCTCTGCTAAATTAGAAAAGTGTTCGCTAGGATCCATTGGCTCCATAGCATTCGGATTAAAATTAATTTCTGCTCCACCGTCTTCCATTTCTGTGATGTCAACAGGACCTGTATCTTTTTTTGTTTCTTCTACAAAAACTTCTTGTTCTTCTTCCTCAAGATTTAAATTTTCATTTGGTAATGCTTTATCTATTTCAGCCATTAATAATACGTCCTTTGTTGGTGAGGTAAGGGTTCATCTTCTTGGTCGTCTGGGTGTTCAATAAATCCTCCCTGTCTAAATCTCATGACAGCTTGTGTTGTGCTATCTACTAAATCGTCATGGTCGCCATATGGAAACGAAGCACATTCCTCTATAACTTCCTCTGCAAATTTTTTATCTGGTGCCCAAACTTGTCCTGCTTCAAAGATAGGAGCTACAGAATTCACCCTTGTATGTTTATCATTTCCTTTACTAGGTGTAAAGTTTAAAACAGGTATTCCCATTTTGCGTAACTCATAAGTCAAAGGTAGTCCTGATGCTTTTGCTTCCACGATCACCGTTTCAGGTTTCCAATAATCATATTGATCTTTAGCTACTCTTCTTAGTTCTGGGAACTCAAATCTATCTTTCACACAATCTAATAACAACAAGTTCGGTCCGCTGTCCTCGGTCGGATAAAAGACTCCCCACGTAGTAATAGCTGAATAGTCTGCTGTTTGTTTTTTCATAAAAGCTGTATCGTAACTTTGTATCACATGATGTAGAGCAGGAAGTTCTTCGCTTTCATACACCCTCCACCATTCTCGTTTAATGATAGACCCCTCTTCCGCCGTGGGGTTTTGTTGGTACTGAGCATTCCATTTGCTCACGGACAGCGAAGCTTTGACCGTTTGTAATTCGTCCAACTTCCAATATTCTGGCCATACAGGTTTATTGCTTGGTAGGATTGCTGGAAATTCTATAATCTCCCATTGATCTGCTTTAGGATCACTTTGAGCTTTGAGCAGCATTCCTGTTAAATCTTTTGTGTTCCACCTCGTCATCACCAAAATAATTCTACCACCAGGTTGTAAACGCTGACGAGGACCAGAGGTATACCATTCCCAAGTTCTCTCAAAGGAATTCATGTTCATCGCATCTTGCTCCGAGTGAGGGTCATCAATAATAAATAGATCCGCACCACGACCTGTCACAGCACCACCAACACCTGTCGCAAAATATTCACCACCTTGATTAGTTTCCCAACGACCTGCAGCTTTAGAATCTTCTTGTAATTTTGTAGGAAAAATTTTTCTATACTCGTCTGTATCAATTAAATGTTTTGCTTTACGACCAAAGCGAACAGCGAGTTCTGAATTAAAAGTTGCTTGAATAATTTTTAACTTAGGGTTCCTACCGATCATCCAAGCGGGGAGCAGGAACGATGCAAATTCTGATTTTGTATGTCGAGGTGCCATATTGATAATCAATCTTTTAATCTTGCCCTCGGCCACTTGATTAAACTTATCAGCCATGATTTTGTGGTGGGACCCCTCTATGAAATCAGGCCAAACATATTTTACGAAAGACATAAAATCAGTAGAGACAGCTTTTTCTTTTTTCTTCTCTTCCAATCTTATTGCATACTTCATGAAGTCTTTCTTAGCATCAATAGGTAGCTTTCTTAGATCTATATCTTTTAACATTTAAAAACGAAAAAAAAATTTAAAAAATTTTTTCAATAAGTATTTTAGGTGATGTTATCTCTAAAATCGACTATATACAAGTACATTAGGATCCCTACATATACAAAAGGGGGGATGGGGGTGCTAATAAACAAATGTAGTTTGAAACATGGTTTGGTACCTCTATCCGATCTCGCCCCAGCGGGGCGAGAAGCAGAAGGCGGTGGTGGGGGTGGGTGGGCCCAGAGGTCTCAAGCCACTATATCCAGTAGGTGTTGCAAAAATGCAACACAAGATGTAGTAGGTGTCCAGATTCCAGGATTGGTATCTATAATATATTATCCCATAAAAACCCATTATAAAGCCCATACAGATACCATGTAGCATGAAGCGTGATAGATTCCTAAGTTAAAATAATGCATTTTATGGGATACTTTTTTAACTTAATCTGATAGATTTTTAATCATGAGAAAGAAAACAACAAAAGATTTTATAAACCATAAAATGAATGATGATGTCTACAAATTAAGAAGACAAGTTATTGATATGATTTATGAAATCAAAAATGTTTATTCTGATATTCCAAGAATAGATGTTAGAATAGGTAAATCTAAAACTTGTGGTGTTTTAGGTCTTGCTAGACTTAATGACAATATTATTTGGATAGATGATAAATCTTATATGACTTATAGAAATAATGATTTTCTAAGGAATGTTGTTTATCATGAAATACTTCATGCAATTTACGGAATTGAACATGATGAAAAATGTCCTTTAATGTGTAGCAAATTAAATGAAGTAATAAGCAAAGACCAATGCTTAAAAATATTTGGTGATTATTACAGAAAGAGAGAAAGCAAATGATTATTAAAAATGAAGATCACGGTAGAACAGGAACTTCTCTTCAAGGGTATGTTGAATGTTCTTATAACACTTTGATTGGTGCTTTTGGTCAACCTACTTTTGAAGGTGGAATTGAAACTAAAATAGAAGTTGAATGGAATTTAACTTTTTTTGATCCAACTATACATTTTGATGAAGTTCAAATTGCTACCGTTTACAATTGGAAAAATGGTAAAAGATATTGTGGTGAAGAGGAAGGTTTAGAACCTCAAGACATTAAAGAATGGAATATCGGAGGTCATAGCAAATATGCTCTTCATCTTGTTGAGAAAGCCATTAAAGATTATAAGGATAAAAAATAATGGAGGACTTAAATACAATTTGCATTGTGATCATTTCGGTGGTCGCATTGCTTTTCGTTTGGGTTATTCTTGACGATTTATGGGGGTAAATAACATGAATGTATTTTCAGCATTTGACGGAATGTCTTGTGGTCGTATTGCATTAGATAAGGTAGGATTAAAAGTAGATAATTATTTTAGTTCTGAAATAAAAAAATATGCAATTGATATTGCAAATAAAAATTATCCTCAAGATAAAAAAAATAGATTAGGTGATATCACTACCATTAAAGGTAGTGATCTCCCTACAATAGATTTGTTTATTGGTGGTTCACCTTGCCAAGATTTTAGTGGTGCCAATAAAAATAGATTAGGTGTTGAAGGTTCCAAGAGTGGTTTATTTTATGAGTGGTTAAGATTAAAGAATGAAGTGAAACCAAAATATTTCTTATTAGAAAATGTAAGAATGAAATCGGAGCATGAAGAAATTATTTCTAAAGAATTAAATTGCAAGCCTATCAAAATTAATTCTATGCATTTTGCTCCACAACTAAGACATAGATTATATTGGACTAACATTCCTTTGTATTATATTTACCCAAGGCCAAAACAATTAATTGAAGTTTTAGAAAATGGTTGGACGGAAAGAACTCATGCGAGATGTTTGCTTGAAAGTGATAGTCGTCCACTATCAACACCTATTAAAATGTTTCATAGATATTGGTCAACAGGGTTTACAACTTTGATTTTTAAATCTCAAAAGCATTTTGGTGAGTGTGTATTTCATTATGATGAACATTTTAAAAACATGAGTGCAAAAGAAATAGATCAGCATATTAAAAACAGTAATATTGATTTATCTATTTATGAAGGTGTTAGATATTTAACACCACAAGAAAGAGAAGATTGCCAAACAGTTCCGAGAGGATATACAAAAGGTTTGACCGAAAATCAGATTGCTTGTATACTTGGAGACGGTTGGACAATAGATGTGATTGCTCACATCTTCAACGGACTAAAAGAAAGGATAAATAAAAATGAATAAAGAAGAAGCAAGAAAAGAATTATATAAATGGCTAACTGAATATTATAGTAAAATATATTCAAAAACAAAAAGAAAGGATTATGCTACCGTATCAAGTATTAAAAAGAATAATCCTAAATTATATAACGCTTATATAGAAAGAGAGAAAGCAAATGACTAAACAAGAAAAACTAATATTAGAAATAAGAAAGTTATGTCGTGAAGTTGATAGTGAACATGACTTTTTGGAGTTAGTATGTGCAAAAGCTTTTTTTATTTATACATCTACTAAAAATCTACAAAAACTAAAAAATTATGTTGTTCATGAAGTAGAACAATCAAAAAAATATAAGGAGAAAGCAAATGACTAAACTAAAATTAGTTAATGACTATCAAAAGAGGATTGAAAAAAATCCTAACGGAGGAGGGGAATATCAATTCTATGGTATTCCAAACGATGAAGAGGGTAATTTATTTATTAAGTTAGCGAGAAAATATCTTAATAGAAAACTTTATAGAACTGTAAAATATGGAAGGTCAAATGGATCTTATTATCATAATGCTGATAAAGATAAGGTGGACTCTTTTGTGCTTTACATCAAAGATAAACCTAAGAAATTTCAAATTACTTATAAAGCAAAACCTTCTTTTGTCACTCAGATTATGGAATTTGAAAGCATGGAAGAAGCCACAAGGTGGGTCGAGAGGGTATCTTTTAAGGATGAAGACCCCAAAGAAAACGCATACAGGATTACAGAGATTGAATAGAAATAAAAAGCAATCGCCCATTAGGGCGATTGCTGCATTCCAGATCCTGGATCAACAAGCCCAGATCTGGGTTAAAAAAAATAATAAATTCCGGTCCGGGAATTTATTGCTTAGGCACAGGCCACGAGCTCTGAGAGCTCGAGACTGAAAAAAAAA